TTATGACGCGTTGTGCGCTTCTGCTGCCATTAATTCAGGCCCATTTTCGCCAGAAATCTTATCAAATGGATTCAGCGTCAAAGCTGCCTCAAGATGATCGGGGGCGAAGTGTGCATATCGCATTGTCATCATAATCGTGCTGTGACCGAGTATCTGTTGAAGCACCAAAATATTGCCGCCACCCATCATGAAATGGCTTGCAAACGTGTGCCGCAGGACGTGAGTACGCTGACCCGTTGGTAGCTCGATACCCGCCCGCTTAAGCGCGTGCTTAAACGCATCATATGATGTGCTGAAAAGTGCACCACGCGTTTTCGGCAGCAAATCCTGCAACCGTTTTGATATTGGAACTGTTCTGTTTTTATTACTTTTCGTGTTAATGAAAGACACGCGGCCAGGTAGAACCTGAGATTGCCGCATTGATTCAGCCTCACCCCAGCGCGCACCGGTTGCTAAACAGAGACGGACAATGATACCCAGGCTTTTATTATCCGACTCGTCACAGGCTGCCAGCAGGCGCTTAATTTCATCGGGGTAAAGGAAAGATAATTCCTGATCACCCTCCTTAAATTGGCGAATGCCATCTAGGGGGTTATTGCCTTCCCATTCACCCAATCGCTTCAACTCGGAAAACACCGCGTGCAGGTATGATTGCTCTCGGTTTACCGTTGCCTCTTTAATGGCTTTGCGCCCCTTTGCCAGCCACTCACCAGCTAGCCGGCGTTCACGGTATACAGCAAACATATTCTTATCGACTTCATGCGCCAACGGATCGCCAAGGCGTTCGCAGATAGCTTGAAGCTTCGAAAGCCGAGACTCTCCGGACGTCAACGTTTTTCCGTGCATGTCATACCAGCGCTGGATCAGATCGGCCAATTTGACCGCACCATCCCCAACTTCAACAGCTTTCTTATTTGCCAAAAGGCGGCGCTCATAAGAAAGCGCCTCCCCTTTGGTGGCGAACTGCTTTCTAATGCGCTTTCCATCACGTCCGTAAGGGAAACACTGGCATAACCATTTGCCTGATGGAAGTTTGCTAACTGCCATTAGTATTTACCCATTTCATCATGATCATGAGCATCATCGCTGTCGATTTAACGGTTTGGTTAGCGAACATCTTTTCATTTTCCGCTTTCTTCGGTTCTGGCTTAAAAGCGGAATCTAATTGTTTTACTAACTCAGCCGCATAAGGCTTGAAGTCATCAACCGATTTAATTTTTCGGCTTATGTCATCTGATAATAAATTTTTGCTGTATAGCCCTGCAATAAAGTCAGCACAGGTTGCAAGTTTATTTTGCTGTGATGCCTTTTGCCACGTGAGAGCGTTAGCCTCATGTAGCGTTCCACCTTGATACCAGCTGTTAGCAAGTGCGGAATTTGAACCAATAGCCATAATTGCGGCGAAAACAAAAAAACCATACTTTAAAAAATATGCTATCCGAGCGTTAAATAATTTCATTGTCCCTCTACCTTTTTATTTGGTTTTGAATGCGCGAACGAATCGCTAACCGCCTGCATATTTAACCGTGCCGCATCATCCATTGCGCGATAGTTCTCTACTAACTTTTGTTCTTCTGTTGATATTTGCTGGGGAGGGCTTTTTTGACCTGTAAGAATATACATCACATCAGCCCCGGCTGCATGGATGGCTTCAAAAAGTGATGCTTTAGGTTCAGTTTTTCCGGCTTCGTAGTCGCAATAGGTACGAAATGCGACCCCGCATATCTTCGCCATAGCTGTTTGTGTATGCCCCAAGCGTTCGCGCTCCTGGCGTAAACGGTCACCTGTTTGCATTTTTCTGCAATTCCTTGTTGACTATTTGCAGATTTCTGCAAATAATGTGATTCATAGATAACTAGTGGATCACAATATAACACTATGAAACAAGCCAATCATGCGCCGCGCTCACGTTTGCCTGGCGGAATTGCTGCAAAAAACCCGATCCCTATGCGCTTATCAGATGCCGAGCGTGCAGAGCTGGAAGCAATCGCAGCAAAAGAAAGTCGTTCTATTTCAAGCATGGCGCGCCTGGTATATCTGCGCGGCATTGAATCCATCCAGGCGGAATAACGGGGTAAATCATGGCGAATACCACGATAAACATCACCGTTCCTACAGGTTATGTCGCTCTGGAAGCATACGCCGAAATGACGAAAATCCCGATCGGCACCTGCCGGCGGATGGTTAGGGATGGCCGGATAATCATTCGTCCGAAAGCGAACCCAAAGGACAAGATCGAGGTAAACCTTGTCGCCATGCTGAAAGACGCAATAGCCAACAGTTGAGGCAGAAACATGCAACCAATTGAACACGCTATAACCAAAATAAGCCGTAATTCTTCACGCTATCGCGGCTTTGTTATCACTTATCGTCCGCGCACTATCGTTAACCCAATAGCCAGATATGAAATAAGCCAAGGCGATCAGTCTTATGGCTTATTCGATGCGCAAGCACAGGCGACCGGCTATATCGACCAACTTTACTCACAGCACCAGGCGGCAGCATGAAACAGGCATACATCACATTAGTGGGCGACCTTCTGGCGCAGTACCACGTCAAAGCCAACAACATCAACGCCGCCACGGCGATCGCGCCAGCTGTACGCGCTGTTTCACTGAACGATTACGCATTCCGCCTGTGCATCGGCCTAACTGGCCTGCTGAGTACAGCAGAAGCCGCCGGCCACGCCCCGGACGCCGCCGTTATCGACAGTCTGATCATGCGATGCAACAACGGCGATATTCCTCACCCGCGAGCGGTTGAACAGTCAGCCTGAGCCGGGAAAGCCCGGCCCTATCTGAGAGCGCACCCTCCCATCAACGTGTGGGGGATTGGCGTCCGGGGTGTGCTCCCAGATAGGTAATGAAATCCGGTTGCGTCCTTACAAAAGAATGGGCTGCTTAGATCGGCGATTACCTTCTCATGCGCCGGGCATGGCTAAAACCCGGCATATATTTCAGTGGGCACATTCAGCGCTTACTGAAATATATCCACCACCCGAAATAAAAAAATGCCGCCTTTTTGGTGGCGGGTTTCCTACATCCTGAATTCAGGGGGTTTTTATGAACGAAGCCGAATTAATGAAGTTGCTTGCGGATGCCCGCTGCGTTTCACGGCTGCAACTTCTGGAGTTGTTGAGCACGAGGATTGAACGCCTTGAGGCCGACAACGCCACCCGCGATCAAATCCTTTCCATGCTGAAAAGCTGGATTTCCGCCCGCCAAAAGGTCGGCACTCAACAAGAAGGTGCCGCGAAATGAACACCTTCATTGCTGTAATCGCCGTCTGGTTTGTCCTCGCCTTTGCGGTCGTGGGTTGGTTCGCATACCGCCAGTGCAGATGCTGCCGGGAGTTTAATCAACAGTGCATGCCGCCTGAATTGCGCAATTACGACTAAGGACGCCCAATGGCCGATCAAATCGACATGGCACAGGAACGGCATCAGCTAATCCTTGACGCCCAAATCAAAAACGCCCGCCCGCAACCTTGCGGGCCTTCTGCATTTCACTGCGAAGAATGCGGAGCACCCATCCCTGAGCAGCGTCGCCGCCTGATTCATGGCGTCAGCACCTGCGTGCACTGCCAGGCCACCAGAGAAGCAAAATCACGCCATTTCAAGGGGTAAGACATGACACCACAACAGCAAGCGCAGCAATGTTTGAACAGAAATTGTCTGGTTTTGGATACGGAAACCACGGGCCTTGACGATAAAGCCGAGATCATCGAGATAGCCATCATTGACGCACATGGAAAGGTACTGTTGAACACTCTGGTTAGACCATCAAAACCTATCCCGGCAGAAGCTACCGCAATACACGGAATCACGGATGAAATGGTAAAGGACGCCCCAACATGGCCGGAGGTCAGCCCTCAACTGTGCAGCTTAATCAGTGGAAAAACTATTGCGATTTACAATGCTGAATATGATATCCGTCTGCTTGAGCAAACAGATCGCATCTGGAAAGTAACGCCGAAAATTAGCGTAATGCCACAGATCGTATGTGCCATGCATGAGTATGCCGAGTTTTACGGCCAGAAAAGCGAGCGCGGCGGGTACAAATGGCAGAAGTTAACCGCCGCCGCTGAACAGCAAGGCGTCATTATTGAAGGAACGCCGCATCGCGCCCTTTCAGACTGCCTGACCACTCTCGGCGTGATTAAGGCAATGGCGGCCGAAGGCAAAGCCCCCGTTACGCTAAGCGCTCAATCAGCCGTCGATACTCTCCGACAACTATTCACAGCTGACACCGACGCAATCACCGCGCTGGTCGATCATCGCGTTGAATGCTCGGAATACTTCGCCGGGCTAACTACAGCTACAGTAGGAAAACGCGCCGATGGCGCTTATGTCGTGGGCCTAATCGGCATCATTAATGCACTGATTTTCCCTGAAGTTATTGCCGCCGAATATGATGGTAATGAACTGATCGGTTTCTCCGTTGCCGACATTTCCGCAGAAGGGGCGCTGTATGAACAAGCCCGCCCTTAAATGGCTCGGCAACAAGGCCAGCATAATCGACACGTTGCGCCAGCACCTGCCAGCCGGTAAACGGCTGGTTGAACCGTTCGTCGGCAGCGGCGCGGTGTTTCTCAACACCAACTATGAAAGCTATCTGCTGTGCGATATCAACAGCGATCTGATCAACTTCCACAACGTCGCAAAAACTCTGCCGGACGCCCTGATCCGCGAAGCCCGCAACCTGTTCAGGGAGCACGCCAGCGAGGCCGGATATTACGCTGTACGCGCCGATTTCAATCTACGCTGCGACAGTAATTTCCTGTACCGTGCCGCGCAGTTCCTTTACCTGAACCGCCACGGTTTCAATGGCGTTTGCCGCTACAACCTGCGCGGCGAGTTTAATGTGCCGTTCGGTCATCGAAAAGCGCCCTATTTCCCCGAAGACGAGATCCGGGCTTTCTCTGAGAAGGCGCAGGCCACAAAGGCGATTTTCCTGTGCTGCGCATTCCAGGAAGCTATCAGGATGGCACAGGCCGGCGACGTGATTTATTGCGATCCGCCCTACATCCCGGCCAGCGCCACCGCCAATTTCACCAGCTACCACACCGACGGCTTTACCAGCGAACAGCAGAGAAAGCTGGCGCGCATGCTGCGCATTGCGGCAAAACGCGGCCGCCACGTCGTAGCCTCGAACAGCGAAACCGACGCCGCGCGGGAGCTGTATTCCGATTTCACCATCACCACCGCCACCGCACGCCGTTCTGTCAGCGCCAAAGCTGCCAGTCGCGCAATAGCTGGCGAGATCATTGCGACTCTGGAGGCCAAGTAATGGCGAAGTTACCTGCTTTCAACCTGTATGAAAAAGGCCCAACTGGCGAGGTATTCAGCGCCAATATTCCGTGTTCAGTAACCCCTAAAACGGGCTGCTTTGAAATGATCATTCCCCAGGAAATCCACGACACGCTGAAGGCGTTGGATCTGCGTCCGACACAGAATTATGCAGAAGTCGATTTGGGTTCTCGCTGGCCATCCAAAGCACGAAGCACCGATGATGAAGCAGAATATTTTATTCGATGCCTGCATTTGCCAACATTGAAAATGCGTGTTGCAGAAGCGGCCAAGGCGCTGCTTTCAACAACTGTGACCGAACAATTGGTCATTAGATACACGTTCAATTCTACATGTCATTTTTGGCAAAACGCCGATGACAGCATTTATCCGAATGGTAATAGCCCTGGGGCTGTAGGCGGCAACGATCGCGCCTTGGGTGACTGGGCTGAATCCAATGCCAAAAGCGGTGACCATCAAGATGTTTATAGCGTTGGTGTGGGTGCCACCGTTCTGGTTAAGCAAACGCACACCACCGTACGCGGAAGCACCATCAAATACGTCGCTCTCAGCAGATCCAAGGATTATTTGGACAAAGAGAAATATCAGCATGCTTATCGGTTAGATAGCTTTGTCCGGCTGCGTAAAGAGAGTACCGGTTATACAGAGATCCCCTATAGCGATGAAGCAGCAGCATTTTTCTTTGACATGGTCATAGGGCTATGTCGAGCAGCACAAAGAATGAATGCGTTCTTCTCTGACGAGGACGCTGTCGTTCAAGCGATAGAGAATAAGGCGGGTGTCATGCTGCCTTTCAAAGAGCAGGGGCCAGCAAAATGCTGATGCCTTCGCGCGTTATCTCATATCCAGCCGGAACGGCAATATTCGACGATCGCATCCTCGCTATGGATGCGATCAACGTGATCAGCATTTCCGGCGGCAAAGACAGCCTGGCGCAATCACTGCTGGCCGCCGACGCAGGAGCGAGGGCCGTGCGGGTTTTCGCTGATACCGGACACGAACACCCGGAAACGATGAAATACCTGGACTACCTGGAAAGCAAGCTAGGTGAAATCCAGCGCGTAAAGGCGGATTTCACCGACAGAATGGCCGGGAAGCGCCAGTTTATCGCCGAGCGCTGGCCGGTCACGCTGGTAACTGAGTGCGGATTTACCGATAAGCAAGCCGCCGAGATTATTCGGGTAGCGCTCGACACCCTTCACCCGACAGGTATTCCATTCCTCGATCTGTGCATGTGGAAAGGCCGATTCCCATCGACAAAGGCCCGTTTCTGCTCTTTTGAGCTGAAGCATAATCCCATTCGCGATCAGGTTGTCGTTCCGCTGTTAAGTGACTATGACGAGGTAATCAGCTGGCAAGGGGTGCGCGCCGAGGAATCACCAGATCGGGCCGGCTTGCCAATGTGGGAAATCGACGCTGATAACACCCCAGGGCTGCACATTTACCGTGCGATCTTGGATTGGAAACACGCTGATGTATTTGCCATCGCCAAACACCACGGCATCAAGCCAAATCCGCTTTATCAACAAGGGTGTGGCCGCGTTGGCTGCATGCCGTGCGTCAACGTGAACAAGGGGGAACTGGCGGAAATATTCAAGCGTTGGCCCGAAGAGATCGCCCGCGTCGCCCGCTGGGAAAAGCTGGTAGCGATGTGCTCCAGGAATGGAAACTCTACCTTTTTCCCTTCAACGCAGGATCCGAAAAAAGCAGAGCGTAGCATCAAATGCGTCACCATCGAATCGCACGGCATTGAAACCTATCGGGATTGGGCATTAACCACGCATGGCGGCCGCCAGTTTGATTTGCTGGGTTCGGCAAATGATCACAGCACATGCAGCAGCGTTTACGCCGGCGTTTGCGAATGAAAAAACCCATTCGCGGGCGCTATGCACCATCACCGCCGTTGCCATACCCTGGCAGCGGCGCGGACGTTTCTGACTATCCCCATGCATGGAATAAGCCCAAAGCGGCTATCCATGTGGACAAGACTCCTTCTGTTGATCTCGTTGAGCTGGCTCAAGAGCAGGAGTTTGGCGCATGGGTACAGCGCACCCTGGCACCACTGCCGCGCTTTATTCGTCGGCGACTGAGTGATCGAATTAACCACTTCCACAGTGCTAAAGGCCGGCACATTGCCCGCCTGAAACTACGCGATATTGCTCGCCGTGACCTGCCGATTATCACCCGCGTCACCGATGAATACGCTATTAAGGGCGACTGCGACGATCTCCCCCCGTTTGTGCACCTTGACGCGCTTTATCATAACTTTTCACACCTGCGCGGGCTGATTGAACGTTTCAATCGGCTTCCTGACTTCAGCGACGAAGATATTGAGCTGTTGGCGCAGGATATTGCGATTTACATGACAGCGATGTTGAGTGAAGTAAATGAAACACTGGAGGCGTTAGGCGATCGGGAACTGGCTATGCGGCTCTATCGGGAGGCCTCCGCACTTACTGCAATGTTCCAGGCTAACCCGCCACTATCTGTTAAAAGGTCTATATGGGTAGATGAGGCAGTGGTAGCCGTCCAAAAAATGCGAGATGCGCGATATTGGCAGCGCAACCTGCGTAAATATGCCATCCGCTGGCGCGAACATTTACACATTGCCTTTGGTGACGTTCGTCGGGGTATTTCCCCCTATTGCAGCAAGCATCATGCTGAAGAATGGGATCAGCGTCGTAAGCGCAGCCGCGCGATCATGAGCAAGCTAGAGCTGGAAGATCAGGATACCGGCGAAAGAATATCGCTCATAGAACAAATAGATAAAAGCATTTCAAACCCGGAAAAGCGCCGCAACGAGTTGATGACCCGCATCGGCGGTTTCGAAAAGGTCGCGACCCAGGAAGGGTTTACCGGCAGCTTTTTTACCTTAACAGCCCCTTCCAGTTATCACGCATTCAGCTATAGCGGCCACCGTAACAGCAAGTGGAATGGAGCAAACCCCCGCAAGACGCAGCGTTATCTAAACCGCGTATGGCAACAAATCCGGGCGGAACTCAAGCGAAGGGATATCCCGGCGTTTGGCCTGCGCGTTGCCGAATCACATCATGATGGAACGCCGCACTGGCACGGCCTGCTATTCACCACAGCAGAAAACGTTGAGCCGCTGCGCGAGATCATGCGGGATTACGCGACGCGCGAAGATGCCGAAGAACTTGCCGGCAGCCACGGTAAACAGCCGCGATTTGAAATGAAGCCGATCGATGAAAGCGTCGGCAGCGCAACGGGTTATATCGTCAAGTACATATCCAAAAACGTCGACGGCTATGCGCTGGACGGGCTGACAGACGACGAAAGCGGACGCCCATTAAAGGAAACCGCCAAGCATGCCACCGCCTGGGCGTCATGCTGGGGAATCCGTCAATTCCAGTTTCTCGGCGGCGCACCGGTATCTGTCTGGCGCGAGTTACGCCGCATGCGCAATCAACAACTGGCAGACCAGATCAATCCGCTATTCGGTGAGCTGCATCGTGCCGCCGATGGTGCTGACTGGCGCGAATACACCTTATTGCAGGGCGGGCCATTTGTTCTTCGCAAAGACCTGCGCGTCCGCACCTGGTATCAAATCAAAGACGAACCGAATGATTACGGCGAATACATTTCGGTGATCAAAGGGTTGGTGATGCCAACCGCAGACATTCCGCCGGTTGAAACCCGCCTTCGAAAATTCCGCACTGTCAGAATGAAGCCGCAGCTACCGGCCGACGCCGATCATGGGTTTGACCTTGACCTTCAGGGCGCGTCTGCGCCCCCTTGGACTCGTGTCAATAACTGTACCACGGTCAAAAAGCAACCAGATTCGCACGATGATCCGCCACTGGATATAGGGCCGGAACAGCTTGAAATCGGCCAAAAATCGGCCAGCAGGCGCAAAAAGCTTGCCGACAGTCTTCGAAACCACAAACCGGATCGGAAAAAGTCCCCTGCCGAAGAGTTTGAGGCGCTGGCTTATGCCCTTACGGCGGGCGAATGCACCGAACCGGATCGCCAGCGGGCCGAAAGTTACCTGCGCGCCGCGCAGTCACTCAGGCAGATGGAAGAAAAGGTTACGCCATTGGTCGCAGGCGTCGCTGAGCAGGTGCAGCGCTGGGCGAAGATCAGAAAAATCACAGTGAGCGAGCATCAAGCTAATCAACTGGCATTGGGGAAAGAGGTCACTGTGCTGGATACCGTTTATCGAGCGAACCTGGTAACCGGAGAACTGATCGTTGTTGGTATGGATCCGCAGTGGCGTAAATCACTAGCAAAACATAAGGCCACAGACTTGGTATCCCGCTGGCAAGCTTTGGCACGAGGCCGAGTAAATACCATCGCTGGGGCATAAAAATTACATCGAGCACAGACAGGAATATCTGTTCTGGCCATACAGAAAAATATAGACGGTGGCATCTGTGCCGCCTGGTGCCGGTACCGCATAGACAGAAATACCTGTTCTGGCCATGCCGGCAAATATAGACGGTTCCAACTGTGCCAGCTGATGTTGCTGGTACCGCATAGACAGAAATATCTGTTCTGCAGCACCGTCATTATCAACTATGGGGTACCGACTAATGGGATATTTAGGAAGCAAGGCCGCAAGCGGCGCATACCAGGCAATAATCAGCCAGATGCCGCCACACGACACCTACATCGAAACACACCTCGGCGGCGGTGCCATTATGCTGCGTAAGCCGCCGGCTGCCCGCACGATCGGGTGGGATATCGATCCGGAAACCGTTGAGGCATTTTGCCAGGGAAACCCGGATTATCTGGATGAACAGGCCGATCGCCTTATGATTGAGATCGGCGACGCGGTTAAGCTGTTGCGCGCCGTTCCTTTTGAAAAATACGGTCGCACGCTGATCTACGTCGACCCGCCTTATCTTCCAGAAACCCGCACCAGCCGCGCGCGGTATCGTCACGAGTATACCGTCGACGATCACCGCCGCCTGATCGACGTGTTACGCAGCGTGCCCGCCAACGTCATGATCTCCGGCTATCCGTCCGCACTCTACGACGAGTTGCTCGGCGACTGGCGTAGCATGGAATTTCAGGTGATGACGCGCGGAGGGCCACGCACTGAAAAGTTATGGATGAATTATGCCCAGAATGCTGCATACAGCGCGGCGTTTGCCGGCGCGAACTATATCGATCGACAACGCATCAAGAGAAAAGCCGAACGTTGGGCCAGAAATTATAGCGATCTACCGGCAGCGGAACGCCTTGCCATACTGGCAGCACTTCTTTCTACTCATCAAAATGGGGACGTTTAGCATGACCACACCAGCAGAACGGAAACGCAGCCAGCGCCAGCGCGACAAGGCAAACGGCATCACCACGATAACCCTGCGCGTCGATAGCCAGGAAATGGCGATGATCATGGAGGGTTGCCAGCAGCGCCGAATCGCGAGGGAACCTTACGAGGTGACGGAATACCTGATCGGCCTCATACGACAAGACAACAAGCTGTTGCAGAAACAGCTGGCCGACCTGCGTAAAAGTAGCTGTGGGAAATGCGGCGACACGTTGCCGGGCGATCCGGGCGGGTGCTGCATGCAAGGTGACACGCAATGCTGGCAGACCACCGGCTACAAGAAGCTGATGCTGACAACGCTGTAGAACCTTCGCCAGTCGAGAATAGCAGCACTGGTGAAATGACGCAACCAAAATGAATGATTATTCACAAAAATGAATAACACCAACCAAGCGACATAGAAACCCGCACATTACCGCCCCCACCAAAGCGCCTACACGCCACACAGCGAGGCGCTTTTTCTTTGCACCAACGATCGCACATCAAATCTGATCGCCTCGCAGCGATGCGCAGGTGAATGCGGTGCGGGGTTTGCGGAGGATAGGCAGGAAAAACGATCCCCATCGATCCCCTGTTCCGTGCCGTCCCCCCCGCCCCCACGCTGCATGCTTAACAATTCACTTTTTATGCAGTAGGAAAAAGGCGCTAAAGCCTTGTCTGGTGCGGTTTTGAGGGGTGATTAGGTATGCAATGAACTATGCGGATTGTTGCGCTTAGGATATGCGGCGTTTTTCTGGCAAAGAATCACTTTCGATCTCTGCAAAAACCGCGTTTGCGGGTTGAGTGCCGACATTGAGCATGGCGGGCGACTTGGCGTTATCCTGCCACGTCACATTTTAATTTTCAACAGCCGTGTGACGCGACATTTTAATGAAAAAAAACGCCTGTGACATGTCACAATGGCGCACGGATAAAAAATGCGATATGAATAGCGCAGCATAAGAATGCAAAAACCGCCTTTCGGCGGTTCACATTGCACACATCAAGCCACTAACTTAATAAGCTAGTAACTTATTGGTCATTCTTGAGCAGTTCATACGGGTTGAAGCTGATCACCTCCTCCCCTACCCAGTCGTTTAGCTCGCAAAGGCGTTCCTGCAACGGGGCCAGCTCATTAATCGCAAATACCCGCGCGGCCTTTTCCACATCCCCGAATCCGCCGGTGTTATTCGGCAAAATCCCCATCAACTGCGGCGGCGTGCGCTGGGACGCCAGCTGATCGTCGCGCGTCACGTTCTTGATGTTCAAAAATTCATCTTTCGCCGCCACCTCGGCCAGCGGGATAAGCTGCAAGCCGTCCGGCTTACCGCCCGGCGCATACATGAACAAATTGCGGAAGTTACCCGGCCCTTTCGATTCCTTCAGCGCTTTGCGCAGGTTGTCGATATCCTCCTGTTTGTGCGCGGCATCGTTCATGTACAGGATAAAGCCGGCATGGCTGCCGTTGAGGTAGTATTTCCGGCGAAACAGCGTTGCGGCCTCGTTCAGCCAAATGGAGTTAAGCGAGGAAAGATATTCAGGAACGCCGTAGATCTCCTGATTAATGTCTGGGTCAAGCAGGTGGAAAATGGTGCCATCTTCAAACTGATGCGGCTCCGCCCACGATTGCACGAACCAATAAGAATCAGTATTGACGCCACGGCGGGTATATTTCGCCAGGCTGGGAACCAGCTTCATTATCCCGCCGAGGCGGTTGTAACGCGACTCCATAAAGCTGTTGCCGAACACCATGAAATCCTGCGCATAGCGGCTGAAATCCTGCTTTGACAGCAGCCGGTGGGGCTTGAACATGCTTACTAATATGTTTCGCTTCATCGTGATCGGTGAACTGTGATGCACCGCCGCGCGGAACGTCTTCGCCAGGCCGTTGAACGAGATAGGCGGTTCATACCAGCGATCGACGACGCAGCACTCCAGATAATCCAGAATTTCGCGCCGATCCAGCATCGGGATCGGGTCGCCGAAGGTGAACGCCTCGACGTGTTGCGCGCCAGTCTGTTTTTGTGTCGTCGGCTGGGCGTGCTTGCGGCCCCGGTTGCGCTTGCTCATTTAATAGATCTCCATAAAACCTGTATTGCTACCGGTTGCCCCTTCGAGCGGTTCATTGAATAAGGCGTGCATGACGGCCCATGCCACATCGCCGTGGCTGACGCCTTCGGCGCGGCTGGTGACATAGGTTGCCCGGCGGCCGGTGGCCGTCATTTGCTTGCGGATGGACATAAACGCCTGGGCGATATCCAGCGCGCCGGCATCAAACTCCAGGCGGCCGGAACGGATCACGTCGCGGGCCTTCAGCACGAGGTCGGTTTTCATTTCCAGGCTGTAGTTGATGGCGTTCACAGCCGGGAAGAATTGGCGCACCAGTTGCGACACCGCACGGCCCAGGCCGGTGTTGTCGATACCGATATAGCTCACGTTGTAACGTTCGGTCAGCGCCTTGATGTTGCGGGCCTGCGCCGCAAAATCCATTCCGCGCCACTGATGGCGCTCCAGCACCCGGAATTTTCCGCCGGCAACCAGCGGCGGCAGGATGACCGCACATCCGGCGCTGTCGCCATCCTCAGAACTGGCGGGGTCATAACCGATCCAGACTTCGCGCGACGCTACCGGGCGCAACGCAAACGGCTTGACGTCCGTCCAGTGCTCCCAACTGTCCACCATGCAGCGCTGCATTTCGCCCATCGGGAAGACGGACGATGTATCGTCGATGAAGTTACACATGAACAGGTTGTCAAAATCTTCATCGCTGTTTTCCTCCCGCAGCTCGTCGAGGTCGAACAGGTCGCAGCCACCGCGCAACGCATCTTCAATGGTGACGATCTGGCGGAATTGCTTGTCCTCGCAGAGCACGCCGCCGGCCAGGCGTTTATAGCTAACGTCAATTTCACGGCGGCGATCCTTGGATTTCCCCTTGTTGAACAGCGTGCCATTCCAGAAGGAATAGGCCTCATGCGTCATGCTCGACGGGGTGGAAAAGTAGGTCGAGCGGTAGCGGGTTTGCGACGCCATACCCGATGCGGCGCGGCGCAGTTTCTTGAAGCCGGGGATCCAGAAATATTCATCCAGATACAGATTGCCGGGCCGGCCCTGGGCGGTGTTGGAGTTGGTGCCGAGGAAATGCAATTCCGCCGCATTCGGCAGGATGATGGTTTCCCCGCGCAGCTCCACATCGACCTCTTGCGCAAAGGCGGTGATGTAGTTTTTGAACTGGTGCGCCTGCGCCTTGGAGGCGGAAACAAACATCTGATTGCGCCCCGTGTCCAGGGCATCGATCAGGGCTTCGCGTGCAAAATAGTACGTCGCGCCGATCTGGCGCGATTTCAGGATGTTGCGGATACGAAAATCTTTTGACAGCCCCGCCTCATACCAGCGGCGCTGATAGGCAAACATCTGTTCGAGAAAGATTTCTTTCAGCCGGGCCTGCTGTTCGTCGGTGAAAACGTTCTTTTGCGTGCGCCGGCGCGGCCCGGCGTTTCGGCTCTCGATGTTGGGATTGAGATCGGCCTCATTGCCGCCGCCGTTATATTTGCCGATGCGCGCGTGCCGCTCCGCCTGGCGCGCCAGCAGGTCAATTTCTTTGAGGTCGCGCCCTTCTTTCTCCGGCTTCAGTATCAGCTGGCAATAGCGTGCGGCGGTTGTGATCTGCATCTGATCGAGCGGGCCGTAATCGTCCCACTTGTCGCGGCGTTTCCAACTGTGTACCGTGACGGGATTCTCCCCGATCATTTCGGCGATGCGAGTGACGCGAAGCCCCTGCCAATACAGGTACATGGCCTGACGGCGGGGATCAAGATCGGTGCTGATAGTAGTAGCGCTCATGCTTTATCGGCCTGAATTTCAACGTTTCAATACCGAAAGGCTACCTACGCGCCACAACCAACACCCCTAAAGCGCCTTGTGCCATCGACCACACAAAGCCGCCGCGTTGTCCCGCCATCCCGCCCCAGCCAACATAGGCAAAACACGGCCAATCCCGGCCCATCTGCTGACTGATCGGGGCTTACCCATGCCAATATCAAAATTTTTCCGCGTCGCCGTTGAAGGCGCGACCAGTGACGGCCGCAAAATCGAACGCCGGCATATCGAAGAAATGGCGGAAACTTTCTCGCCAGCATTCCGCCCGGCGCGCGCCAACCTTGAGCACTACCTGAGCATTTTCCCAAACAGCGATTTTAAGGCCCAGGGCGACGTCGTCGCGTTGAAGGCGCAGGAAATCACCTCCGGCCAATTGAAAGGCAAGCTGGCGCTGCTGGCGCAGGTCGATGCGACGGATGGGCTGGTGAAGCTGAACAACGATCGGCAAAAAATTTACACCAGCATCGAGTATTACCCGCAATTTGCCGACACCGGCAAAGCCTACCTGACCGGGATGGCGTTTACCGACAATCCGGCGTCGCTGGGGAGTGAATCCATGAAATTCACCGCCAACAACCTGGCAGAAACCAGCGGGCTGCACTTCGGGGCGATGGAAGAAACCGTGATGGAATTTGACGCGCCAGAAACCGAAAAACCGAACCTTCTGACCCACATCAAGGCCATGTTCAGCAAAAAACAGCACTCCGATGACGGCCGTTTTTCCGACGTTCATCAGGCGGTGGAGTTTGTCGCAGAACGCCAGCAGGGGCTTGAAACCAAAATCGAAGCATTTTCCGGCCTGAAAACCACCGTCGAATCGCTGGAAAGCCAGCTGAAAGACGCGAAAACCGAGCTTTCCGAGCTGAAAACCACCCTCAGCACGTCTGACCGTTCTACCCATCGCCGCGACCTGTCTACCGGCAGTGGCGATAGCGTCTTAACCGACTGCTGACGGACTAACGGCGAAAACAGGCACCGCATCGACATAAACGACCGGAACAAGGAACAATCAATGAAACCGAATACCCGCAAGCAATATAAAATGCTGCTGAGCCAGGTCGCGAACCTGAACCACATCGAACCTGAAGACGTAGCCGCAAAATTCACCGTTGATCCGACGGTAACGCAGCGTCTGGAAGACAAAATTCAGGAAAGCAGCAGCTTTCTGAAACAGATCAACATCATTCCCGTTGACGAACAGAGCGGCTCTAAAGTCGGTCTGGGCATTGACCGCCCCATTGCCAGTACGACCAATACCGACGACAAAGAACGTGAACCGATGGATCCAAGCAGCCTGGACGAAGTGGGCTATGTGTGTACCCAGACTAACTTTGACACCGCGCTGAAATATTCCAAGCTGGACGCCTGGGCCAAGTTCAAAGACTTCCAGATCCGTATTCGCAACCAGATCGTGAAGCGCCAGGGCCTCGACCGCATCATGATCGGCTGGAACGGCATCAGCCGGGCTAAAACCTCGGATATCACCGTCAATAAGCTGTTGCAGGACGTTAACATCGGCTGGTTGCAGAAGGTTCGCAAAGGTGCGCCAGAGCAGGTGATGGATAAGGTGCTGGGCGAGGACGGCAGCGTCGTGTCGGAAAAAATCCGCATCGGTATCGATGGCGACTATCACAACCTGGATGCGCTGGTGATGGATGCCGTCAACGAGCTGATCGCGCCCTGGTTCCAGGACGACACCGAGCTGGTCGCCGTTGTCGGCCGCTCCCTGTTGGCGGACAAATATTTCCCGCTCGTCAACCAGGAACAGCCGAACACTGAAGCCCTGGCCGCCGATATCATCATCAGCCAGAAGCGGCTGGGCGGCTTGCAGGCGGTGCGTGTTCCGTCCTTCCCTGACAACACCATTTTCATCACCCGACTGGATAACCTGTCGATCTACTGGCAAGACGGCACGCGCCGCCGCCATATCATCGACAACCCGAAACGCGACCGCATCGAAAACTACGAGTCCGTCAACGAAGCCTATGTCGTTGAAGACTACGAGGGCGTGGCACTGATCGAAAACATCCAGATCCTGAAGGCGAAAGCCCCAGCGCCAGCCGGCCAGCAGCCAGAGCAGCAACAAACGGAAAACCCGGAGGGCTAATCCATGAGCAGCCCGGCACGCAGACACAAGCACTACATTGCCGCGCAGCAGTCCGCCTCATTGGATGAGGCGGCAAGTCTGAGCCATCTGGGCAATTACGACCTGTTGCTGTTCAAGATGCAGCAGGATCTGGCACGGCTGAGCGGCGTCGAGTCCCACGAAACCAAAGCCGAGTTGAAGCGCGGCATGCTGCCTACCTACATGCCGTGGGTGGCCGGTGTGCTGCAAAGCGACGCAGGCCGACAGGATGCGATCTTGATGCGTGTGCTGGTCTGGTTTCTGGATATTGGCAACCTGGAATATGCCCTTGATATCGGCGAGTACTCCATTCGGCACGATCTGGTTGCGCCCGACGGTTTCGACCGCTCGACCAGTTGCCTGCTCGCCGAAGAGATCGCCGCCGCTGCACAGCGCGATCTTTCAGCCGGCCGGCCGCTGAACACGGCGCAGCTGCAACGCGCGCAGCAACTGCTGGCAAATCAGGACATGCCCGATCGGGTAAAAGCCCGTTTGTTCAAGTTTGTTGGCTATGCATTGCGACAGGACGGCGACGCCGTGCTGGCACTGGACATGCTGAAAAAAGCCCTGCTGAAAGATGAAAACTCCGGCGTAAAAACGGATATCAAGCAGCTGGAAAAAGTCATTCAGGCAGGAAGTTAACCGAATCGCCCCCGGCGAGGGCGGCACGGGAGCCGCGACAGGTTTAAACCGCATCAACGCTCCCGTCCACCGCCCACCTACAGGAAAACTTATGGTCAGCATCGCAATAGAACCCGCACCAGGCGACAAGAAACCCAGCAACGCGCTGGAAATCGACATCGCCAAGCAGCCGACGCCGCCGGCCAGCACCGTCATCAAAAATACGGATTTTTGGCCGGATATCGACCTGAAACAGTACCGCGAAGACATGCGGCAGGACGGCACCATCACCCAGCCGCGCCTGCTTGAAGCGGCGCGGAACGCCATCAACGAAGTCAACGATCGGCTGACAGGCTGGCGCAAGCAGCAACAGCGCGCGGGCTACAGCGAACTGGAACAGGTTCCCGCCGATCACCTGGACGACGAGAGCACCCGCGTGCAGCTTTATCGCCGTGCCGTGTTCTGCCTGACTCAGGCTAGCGTTACCGAGCGTTTTCGCAGCTTCGACGCCACGGCCTCCGGTTCAAAGCGCGCCGACGCTATCGAACCGTCGATCGATGATCTCCGCCGCGATGCAGATTGGGCCATCAATGACCTGCAATCGCTGCCGCGCATGACGGTAGAGCTGATCTGATGAAGGTCTATGCGCACCAGGGCGACACCGTTGATGCGCTGTGCCAGCGCTACTACGGCAAGACGCAGGACGTGACCGAGCAGGTGTTGCTGAATAATCCAGGTCTGGCAGACCAGGGGCCGATATTGCCGCACGGCTACCCGGTCGACATGCCGGACATTGTTCAATCCGAATCGGTTCAGACCCTGCAACTGTGGGATTAATCCCAGCGCGGGAGGTGGAGAATGAAAATCATGACTGAAAAGATTGCCGCCGGTATCAACTACTGCATTGCCGGCAGCTTATGCACTGGCGGGCTTGTCGACTGGTTTCGCCACGTTGACTGGAATCAGGTTGCGGTGATCGGCGGCTTTCTCCTGGGCCTGATCACCTATCTCACGCAGACCTATTTCGACTGGCGGCGCACGCGGGCCTATGAGAAAGGCGTCGACGCCGGGATCATTACCGAGCCGCCGGCGAAACGCGGGCTTTTCAATAAGGAAGCCGAATAATGTCACCTGCCCTGCGGAAAAAGTTGCTCGGTGCGGCCGGCACTGGTGCGCTGGCGATCGCCACGTTGATGATCCCAGAGCTTGAGGGCATCAGATTTGAACCCTATCGCGACGTGGCCGGCGTGCTGACCGTATGTTACGGCCACACCGGGGCCGATATCGTGCCAGGAAAGCGCTACACCCAGGCAGAATGCAAGGCAATTCTGGACAAAGACCTGATCCCCTTTGCGCGATCGGTCAATCGTTCGGTAAAAGTGCCGGCGACGGAGTACCAGAAAGCCGCCCTGATCAGTTTCAGCTATAACGTGGGCGTCAGCGCCTTTGAGCGCTCGTCCCTGCTGCGCAAGCTGAACGCCGGCGACTATGCCGGCGCATGCGACGGCCTGCGCCAGTGGATTTATGCCGGCGGTAAGCCGTGGAAAGGCTTAATGAATCGCCGCGATATTGAACACGAGGTCTGCACCTGGGGGCAGAAATGACCCGCCTGACCGCCGGCGTCACGCTGATCGCGCTTTGTACGCTGGCGTTTCTGGTTTACAGCAATCAGGGTCTGCGCCAGGAACGCGAAACGTTGCAACGCGACAACAAGAGACTGGCCGGCCAGATCGAGTGGCAGAATAAGACACAAATAGCCGTTGCCACTATCGACGAAAACCGAAGCCGAGAGCTGAACGATGCAAAAAATAAAATTGATGATCTGCAACGCGATGTTGATGATGGCCGCCGCCGGCTGCGCCTCAACGCCTCATGCCATGCCGCCGGCACCGCCGGCATGGCTGATGCAACCGCCGCCCGACTTACTGACGCCGCTCAACGGGATTATTTCACCCTCAGAAAGCGAATAGAAACCGCCAATAGCCAGATCGCCGGGCTGCAAGACTACATTCGCGACGTCTGCCTGACGCAACCGTAGGAACTGCCATGTTAAAACCCGACTCCCTGCGCGCCGCCCTGGGCGACGCCGTCAATCACATCAGAGAAAACCCTGATTTCCTGCATATTTTTATTGATAAGGGCACGATTTACAGCACCTTCGCCCCGTCGCTGTCGTTTGAGTATCAATACACCCTCAACATGATAGTGACCAACTACGCCGACGACGCCAATCTGTTGATCGTCCCTATTCTGCATTGGCTACGCACCAATCAGCCGGACATTATGGCGAACCCGGACAAGCGCGGCGACGGCTTCACGTTCGAGGCCGATTTCTTGAATAACGGGGTGAGGGATATCAGCATTGATCTGAAACTGACGGAGCGCGTGATCGTCAAAGAGGAAAACGGCAAGCTGCACGTCAGCCACGTCGAGGAACCGCCACCGCCGCCGAACAACGTCACCGAGTTTGAGATCTGGATGCAGGGCCGGAAGGTGGCAGCATGGGCCGCTTAGACGATTTCCAGACGCTGGACGACACCATTTCTGTCTTGCTCCAACAGCTTTCCCCGCAGTCGCGGCGCGTATTCACCCGCCAGGTGGCGAAAGAATTGCGCCAGCGCCAGCAAAAGCATATCCAAGAGCAAAAAGACCCGGACGGATCCCCCTACGTCCCGCGCAAGAACAAGCGCCGGGACAAACAGGGCCGCATCCGTCGCAAGATGTTCACGCGCCTGCGCACCGCGCGCTTTATGAAAACGGAATCCGGCCCCGATGAAGCCGCCGTCACCTTCGCCGCCGGCGTGACGAATTTGTCCGCCGTCCACCATTACGGCCTGCGTGATAAAGTCAGCCGGAACGGCCCGACAGTGCGTTATGAGCGCCGGCAACTGCTCGGCTTTACTGACGACGATATCGAATGGATCAAGGATCTGGCCCTGACCCACATCGCCAAATAACGACATCCCCGCCGCCTTGTGCCAGCGATGGCACAAGGCGCATCGCATGCCCCCCGCGCCCGCACGCGTCACACTGGCGGTATGAATGCAATCCTCACTGAACTACGCCGCCGCCTGGCTAACATCGTGCGCATCGGCACCGTGTCCGACGTGGATACGGCGAAAGGCCTTTGCCGCGTATTAACCGGCGCGAATGAAACCGACTGGCTGAACTGGCTGACGCTGCGCGCCGGCCGGGTGCGCTTCTGGTCGGCCCCGTCGGTGGGCGAACAAGTGATCGTGTTGAGCATTTTTGGTGAGCTAACCACCGGCTTTGTGCTGCCTGCCGTGTTCTCCGATCAGCACCCTGCGCCATCCGCTTCACCTGACGCCGTCCGCATTGATTTTCCCGACGGCGCGGTCATTGAGTACGAGCCGGAAAACAGCACGCTAACGGCACATGGCATGAAATACGCCGATATCCAGGCCGCTGAGAAAATCAGCGCCACCTCAAACGTCGTCGTCGTTACCGCCGGCCAAATGATTACGCTTGATGCGCCCGTCGTGGAGTGCACCAACAAGCTGATCGCCGGATCGCTGCTGCTGAAATACGGCGGCGAGATGTACGGCAATATCACCCACACCGGCGGAGGCTTTAACTCCAACGGCGTGATCGTCCATCTGCATTACCACGGCAATGTGCAGAACGGCGGCGGCAACACCGGGGGGCCAACATCATGATGTATCTAGGCATGAACCGTAACAGCGGCCTGGCTATCAGCGAGATCGACCACATCCGCCAGTCTGTCAGCGACATTTTGATCACCCCCGTCGGTAGCCGCGTCATGCGCCGCAAATACGGTTCGCAGCTGTCGGCCCTGATCGACCAGCCGCAAAATCCGGCGCTCAGACTTCAGATGATGGCCGCTGTTTATGGTGCGGTGCTGCGCTGGGAAGACCGCATATCCCTGACCGCCGTCAACATCACATCGAACATGGACGGGGAAATGGTTGTTGACCTGGTCGGCAACCGAACCGATACCGCCGGCCGTGTTCAATTTTCATTACCAATCAGGGGGCAATAATGGCGACGATTGACCTGAGTCAGCTACCCCGCCCCAATGTCATTGAAGAGCTGGACTATGAAACGCTCTTTGATGCTCGCAAAGAGCGATTGATCAGCCTGTACCCAGAGGAAGAACAGGAGGCGGTGCGCCGCACCCTGGGCTATGAGTCCGAGCCGATCGTCAAAGTCCTGCAAGAATCCGCCTATCGTGAAGTGTTGTTGCGCCAGCGCGTCAATGAGGCGGCGCAGGCCGTAATGGTGGCCTACGCCATGAGCAGCGACCTCGACCAGTTGGCCGCCAACAACGACGTGAAACGATTGGTGATCGATCAGGGTGATCCGGGTGCTGTGCCACCCGTACCGCCAACGATGGAAAGCGATGCCGACCTGCGTCAGCGCGTCCCCGCCGCATTCGAAGGTATGAGCGTCGCCGGGCCGACCGGGGCCTATGAATTTCATGCGCAGAGCGCTGACGGTAAAGTCGCCGACGCCTCGGCGATCAGCCCTGCGCCGGCAGAAGTCACCATCAGCGTGCTATCCCGCGACGGCGACGGCACGGCATCGCCGGAGCTGCTGGCCGCCGTCAGTGCCGCGCTAAATGACGAGGAAGTCCGCCCGGTGGCCGACCGCCTGACCGTGCAGTCTGCAAAAATTGTTGACTATCAGATTGACGCCACCCTCTACGTTTACCCCGGCCCGGCGATTGAGCCGATCATGGCCGATGCCGAACTGCGTCTAAAGAACTACATCAACGAGCAGCGCCGGCTGGGCCGCGATATTCGGCTATCCGCCATCTATGCCGCCCTGCATACCCAGGGCGTGCAGCGTGTTGAACTGGCCGCGCCAGTCGCTGACGTGGTGCTTGATCGTACCCAGGCTGCCAACTGCACCGATTACCACATCAGGATCGGTGGTTCAGATGAATAGCCTGTTGCCACCTGGTTCATCGCAGCTTGAGCGGCGCGCGGCGGAGGCTTGCGCCGGCATCAGCGATCTGAACGTCCCGCTGCGTGACATGTGGAACCCGGCACGCTGCCCGGTAAAGTTTTTGCCCTATCTGGCCTGGGCGTTTTCGGTAGACCGCTGGGACGAGAAATGGACGGCGGCTGAGAAGCGCAAGGCCGTGATGGATGCCTTTTACATTCATCGCCGCAAGGGAACGGTTGCCGCCATCCGGCGTGTCATTGAGGCAATGGGCTATTCAATGACGATCGCCGAGTGGTGGGAGGTCGCCGACCCGCGCGGCACGTTCCGCCTAACAATCGACGTGAACGACGTCGGGATCACTGACGAAATCGTCCAAGAGCTGGAGCGCCTGATTGGCGATGCCAGGCCTGTCAGTCGGCATATGGCAGGCATCAACATTATTGTTAATGCGACCGGGATGTTGAATGTGGGTGTTGCCAGCTATGAGGGGGATATTGTCGATATATACCCGGCCGGATTTATACCAGAAAGAGCAATTTATTACGATGCATCCATTCATTATGACGGCAATTATCATTATACCGGGGTAGCAAATGAGTAACATTAATGAGGTATCGCGATGGGAGCCAACCATTGATCAGGTCGATGATAACGACCGTGTCAAAGGCGGGGAATCTGGCGTAATTAATATTCAAGCGGCGCAATTAGCCGCGAGAACAAATTACCTCAAAAACCTGTTTGATACGCTAATGGGGATGGTTACCCTGGGCGAAGGGCCGTATACATCAGTAGAACAGGCTCAAGCCGACATTGACCGTGGAAAAATCCCCGAAGCGATGAAATTCAGCGTGCGTTCTATTATTTCCGGGCACTGGGTTGATGAATATTCAAATACCGACGGGATAGCAACCCCAACGGGCGAATTCCTTCCGTCAGGCGAAAGCATTATTTCAGCTCTGGGTAAAATAGATGCGACAAATCAGCGCGTAGACGGAATGATGCGATTAGCAGACGAATCCCCCCTTCTCAGCTCCAACGAATATATGTGGGGAGTCAGTAGCGCCGCAGGCACACGCGATATCGGCATGGCGCTGGATAAGGATTGGGGCCTGATGCTGGCAGAGCTGCCGCGTGCCGTGCAGGAATATCTTGTCAACATGTTGCCGGAATCGCTCTCAAACCGATACTCCGGCGTGCGTTGGGCCGTCGGCGAAGGCACCACCGGTGAGCTGGTTTTGCTGGATAACGGCGATTTCTACATCCCCGGCGTGGCGCTCCCCCTACAGGACGCGCTGGGGCAATTGTCAGCGCAGGTAAAATCGCATAACGGTACCCCTGCGCTATTTTGGAATGGCGTACCCGTCTGGGCTGAAAAGCCGGTCATTTCAACCAATAAAATGACAGAGTCGGGTTGCGTTTTTTCATACCAAAACGCAGACGGCAGCACGGGGGCGGGCTTATTGTTCGTGCCAAGTATTCGCGAAATCCCCGTATCTGCCGCCTATATTCTGCTGTATATCTGCCTGGGGCAAAGCCTCGGCGCGGCGTATGACAAACCCGGCAAAGATATCCGCATTGTGGGGGCTGACCCGGCGTTGCGCGGGCGCTGCCTGTCGCCGGCAGGCCGCGCGGACGGCAATAGCGGCAGCTGGAGTCAGCAGGATTTAGAGCGCACAACGGATATGGCCTATAACAAAGATCGCCAGGGGCACAATATTCCGCTCGCAAATGGCCTGATGTACGAAATGCGTGATGCCGGCATGAGTCTGCCGACGATTATCAACGCGCCGTGCAACGCAGGCGGACAACCATTTTCTGGAATATCCGCAGGCACCCCGGCATACATCAAGAGCATGAAAATGGTGGAATACATCACGGCGTTTGCTGCTGGCGTAGGAAAACCCGTTAATGCAGATTTTGTTCTTTTTGAGCACGGGGAAACCAATAACGATAACGGCAGTTGCCGTAATCCCGGCGACTATGATGCGCTAATGACGCCCTACATGGATGATTCAATACCAGCATTTAAGGCGATAACGGGGCAACAGAACGACATTTGCATTGTTGTCGGGCAGGTCGGCAGCAGAATAAACACGAAAGCCGGCGCGGTGGACGCAGAGGGGAACCCGACGGGCGAGACGGTGATCGTACAACCGTATTCCGTAGCAGCTGTTGATCAAATGACCTATGTCAGACGAAACGCGAACGCCATCATGTATGGCAGTAAATACATGTTAAACCACCTGTTTAGCGATGGTTCATTATCGCATCTGAATGAAAAGGGAAAGGTTATTCAGGGGGAAATGATTGAAAAGGCAATTTTCTGGCATTTATACGACAACAACAAAAAGGGAACATGGACAGGGAATCGCGTAAAAAAAATAACCATCACGGATAACATTATTGATATTGAGCGTGATGTGCCATTCCCGCCGCTGGTCTTCGACACTGCGATGTTGGGTGACTGCGAAAATTACGGACACTCATTAGAGAAAGAATCCGCAATTATTGAGCGCGTAGATATCATTGATGAAAAAAAGGTCAGACTGACGCTAGATAAAGCGCCATCACCTACAGATCATCTATTGATTGGATTTAATAACAGGTCTCAATCGGAAAATGGTTATGTTTATCCTCGGACGTGTGTCAGAGACTCGTCGCCGTGGGTTTCCAGGTATGTAAAACAAAATGATGACGCATTCCCTATTTACAATTGGGCGGTGCTTGAACGCATCCCGCTAACAGGAGAGCTATAGCATGGCGATAATTAATAACACGCGCTCACCGTATAACGGAAAGCGGAAGGGGTTCGACCTCAGCCCATATATTCTGAGTCCCGAGCAGCTTTACGCCGCGCACAAAGCCCGCGTTCTGGCGGACGGGGGCGTTATTTTCGATGAAGCGGGTTGCCTGGCACGTTTTGAAATGCTGGTTGCAAATGCGATTTATCAAAAGGTGATGTTGGCTATCAATCCGATGTTCGGAGTTAAACTTGCTGCGGATGGCGTCTCTGTTCTAAAGGTTTACGGCCTGCGCGGCGATGACTTTATTGCCGTCAAACAGCAGCTCGATACCCCACCGGCGCAGGAGCTGCCACTGTTTGATCGTAATAGCCGGTCGATTAGCGTGAAGGTGGCGGCGTATGCCGGCGGGTACCTGCGCAGCGAGCACGCGCAAACAATCCAGCATGGCGATACGAACACATACGCAATTTCAATGCTGGCGATGGATACCGACCCAATGGACTCCGTCGGCCTGACGGCGGGGTTAAGCCTGGCTAATTTAGGTTTGGCCTATATGCGCGTGATCGCAAGCCCGTACTCAACCGGCATTCGCGAAGCCTGGCGCTACGGCACCCGCGCCAGCAATTTTGTCAATCAAGGCAGTCCAGGCGCGGCGATCACTGTGGCTCGCGAACCGTACGAAGCCTATATCCCCTCGGCAGCGTATTTTGATATTGCGGCGGGTACGATCACTGCGTTTGAAAACGGTGACGAAAAAAATACGGCGCAGTCGCCGACCGGAGCGCTCGCATCGTTGCGTGATGCAGGATTTGTTTATGTGGGCAATGTCATGTTCGACGTGAAGCAGGGCAGCGGATTCATGCAGAGTTGCGACGGCTCCTTCAGGGATTTCACGTTACTGACGGGTACATCCCGGCGCGATGCTGAAGTTTTATCACGGATTAGCTAGGGGGACGCATGCCGCAGTATATCAGCATCATTACCGATGTGGGCGCGAACAAAATTGCAGCAGCAGCGGCAAATGGCGAAAAAATCAATATTGCTCATGCCGCGGTTGGCGATGGTCTTGGCACATCACCGACACCGGAGCCGGGGCAAACGGAATTACTCGGCGAACGGTATAGAACGCCGATTAACGCACTACGGATTGATGACCGCGCCCCTAATCAGATCATCGCAGAAATGACGATACCGGCTGCCGTCGGCGGATTCTGGTGCCGCGAGGCGGGGGTATTTGACGATACCGGCGCACTCATTGCCGTCTGTAATCTGCCGCCGTCGTACAAACCAACGTCGGCAGAAGGATCGGGCAGAATTCAGACCATCAGAATAGTGATAGCAGTCAGCAGCACTACGGCCATTCAGCTGATTATCGATCCGACGGTTGTTATGGCCACCGTCGAATACGTCGACAAAAAAGTTCAGGCGGTGGCGAACAGAGCAGACGACGCCTACGCGCTGGCGGAAAGCAAAGCGGCATTTGATGATATTTACCCGCCGGGGATCAGTATCTTCTTTGCGACGAACCTGAATCCCAACGAAAAGTGGCCCGGCACCACCTGGCACTATACCGGCGAGAATAAAACGATCCGCATCGGCAAGGCCGATGGCTCGGATGTGATGACCGCCGGCGGTTCGGACACGGTAACACTGAGCGTTGAAAATATGCCGAAGCACAGCCACGGCGTCAGCGGCCAGGTGGGCGAGTTTGACCACGGAACCAAAAGTACGTCGGAGTTTGATTACGGTACTAAACGGACGTCTGAAAACGGCAAGCACGCGCATCAGGGGGGCATGGCCGCCCCCGGCCCGGCGTGGGATGGCGACTACATCGTCGGATCGGACAATGACAGCCACCGCACCCGCAACATGACGAGCGAAAGCGATGATCATTCTCACTCTGTCGAAATAGGCCCGCACACTCACTCTGTCGAAATAGGCCCGCACGTTCACGGCATCGATCTGACGTCTGCCGAGGTCGGCGGCGGCAAGGAATTCAGCATTGTAGAAAGCCACATCAAACTGATGTGCTGGTATCGTGCCGCGTAAGCAAAGCCCCGATGTGGGGCTTTATTTTTTCCTGCAGTACAGCCATCATTGACTGTGTTGACCATACCGGCAAACATAGACATCCCAAACAGTATCGATGGCCATTGTGCCAGCCACCACACAAAGCCCACCGCATGCATTAACCGCACACCGCCGCCACCATAGGGGAACACCGTTACAGGAGATCCGCCTAATGGCTCAAGACTATCACCACGGCGTGCGCGTGCAGGAAATCAACGAAGGCACCCGCACCATCACCACTGTCAGCACCGCCATCGTTGGTATGGTCTGTACCGGTGACGATGCCGACGCAAAAGCATTCCCGTTAAACACCCCAGTGTTAATTACCGACGTCCTGGCCGCCAGCGGCAAGGCCGGCGAAACCGGCACCCTCGCCCGCTCGCTGGATGCCATCGCCGATCAGGCCAAGCCCGTCACTGTCGTGGTGCGTGTCGCCCAGGGCGAAACCGAAGCCGAGACGACAACCAATATCATCGGCGGCGTGACCACCGAGGGCAAGAAAACCGGCATGAAAGCCTTGCTGGCCGCACAAAGCCGGCTTGGCGTTAAACCCCGCATTCTGGGGGTGCCGGGCCACGATAACGAGGCGGTTGCCTCCGAGTTGCTGGCCGTAGCGCAAAGCCTCCGAGCCTTCGCCTACCTCAGCGCCTATGGCTGCAAGACGGTATCCGAGGCGATCGACTACCGCAAAAACTTCAACCAGCGCGAAGCTATGTTGATCTGGCCGGATTTCCTGAGCTGGGATACCACGACCAATGCATCCGCAACCGCGTTTGCAACAGCCCGCGCGCTCGGGCTGCGCGCCAAGTTGGATCAGCAGGTCGGCTGGCACAAAACCCTGTCCAACGTCGGCGTTAACGGCGTGACCGGTATCAGCGCCGACGTCTATTGGGATTTGCAGGATACGGCCACCGATGCCAACCTGCTGAACCAAAACGACGTTACCACGCTGATCCGAAAAGACGGATTTCGCTTCTGGGGGTCGCGCACCTGCTCCGATGATCCGCTGTTCCAGTTTGAAAACTACACCCGCACCGCGCAAGTGCTGGCCGACACGATGGCCGAGGCGCAGATGTGGGCAGTAGATCAGCCGCTGCACCCTTCCCTTGCAAAAGACATTATCGAGGGCATCAACGCCAAATTCCGCGAGCTGAAAAACGGCGGTTACATCGTTGACGGAAATTGCTGGATTGATGAAGCGGCCAACCATAAGGACGTCCTGGCATCCGGCAAGCTGGTGCTGGATTACGATTACACGCCTGTGCCGCCGCTCGAAAACCTGCTGCTGCGCCAGCGCATCACCGATCAGTATCTGATGAATTTCACTCAGAACGTGAACAGTTAAGGGGGACGCGATGGCCTTACCACGCAAACTGAAGTACCTGAATCTGTTCAATGACGCCAACAGCTACCAGGGCGTTATTGAAGAAATCACCCTGCCGAAGCTAACGCGAAAACTGGAAGCATTCCGGGGCGGCGGCATGAACGGCAGCGCCAGCGTTGATCTGGGGCTGGATGATGGCGCACTTGACGTCGAGATCACTCTCGGTGGCATTGAGGCGCAGATTTACAAGCAATGGGGTATCGCCAAGGTTGACGGCGTCCTCCTGCGCTTTGCTGGCTCATTCCAGCGTGACGACACCGCCGAGATCATTGCCGTCGAAGTGGTCATGCGCGGGCGTTTCTCCGAGTTTGATCATGGCAACTATAAGCAGGGTGACAACACGCAGACCAAGCTGAGCGCCAAGAATACCTATTTCAAGCTGACATGGGACGGCAGCGTCCTGATGGAAATCGACACCGTGAACATGGTCGAGATCATTGATGGCGTTGACCGCCTGGCGGAGCACCGCCGCGCCATCGGCTTGTAATCGCCTGCTGACAGGTATTTCATGCGGCCCGCAGGGGCCGCTTAAACAGCACCAATCATTAGGATAACGTGATGAAAGAAAAACAGACCACAGACGGCGCAGAACTGGCAACCAACCAGCCGATCACCCTGGACGTTCCAGTCGTGCGCGGCACCACGCTGATCACCGAAGTGACCGTCAACAAGCCGAACTCCAGCGCGCTGCGCGGCACCCGTTTGCAGGCGCTGATCGAAACCGACGTTGATTCCTTGATCAAAGTATTGCCGCGCATCACCACGCCGAACCTGACGGCGGCCGAGGTTGCCAACCTCGATCCGGCAGACCTTTATCAGCTGTCGCAAGCTGTGGCGATTTTTTTCTTACCGAATTCGGTCAGGTTAGATTTCCTGAACGGCTGACAGTAGAAGATCTGACGGCGGATATTGCCGCCGTCTTCCATTGGCCGCCGACCGTCACCGACTCAATGCCGCTGGCCGAGCTGCTGGAGTGGCGGCATAAAGCCATAATCCGCAGTGGGGCAAGTGATGAGTGACAAAAACCTCAGATTGCAGGTTTTACTGAGCGCGGTCGATAAAGTCACCCGCCCGTTTAAATCCATGCAGGCCAGCAATAAAGCGCTGGCCGCTTCTGTTAAAGCCACCAAAGACCAATTAAAACAGCTGGATAATCAGGCTGGAAAAATTGACGGTTTCCGCAAGACAAAAGCCCAGGTAGCCGCCGCCGCGCAGGCGCTAAGCACTGCACGCGATAGAGCGCGCAGCCTGGCTATCGCCATGAAATCAACGGAAACCCCGACAGCCAGGCAGGCGCGCCAATTTCAGAAGGCCAGGGAAGAAGCGGCTCGCCTTCAGCAAAAATATTCAGATCTCCGGCTGTCACTGCAAAACCAGCGCACCGCACTGCAAAACAGCGGCATGGCGACTAACCGACTTGGTGAGGCCCAGCGATCGCTGCGCGCCAATATCAGCGGGACAACCGGCGCACTTGCAGCACAGCAGCGAAGACTTGAGCAGCAGGCCCAGCAGCAAAAACGGCTGAATGCTGCGCGCCATCAATTCGACGAGAGTAATCAGCGAAAAGTCATGGCTGCCGGGGTGGGTTATACCTCGATGGCCACCGGGCGCGCGATGGGTCGCGGGCTGGCCAATGCCTTGCACGTCGGTTATGACTTTGACGCGATGATGAGCAAAACACAGGCTGTAACGCGCATCCCGTCCAAGTCAGATCCAGCAATGATGGCCATGCGCCATCAGGCGAGAACCCTGCCGCTATCGTCAAAATTTACCGATCTCCAGGTTGCCGAGGGGCAATACTTCCTCGGGAGGACGGGTTATTCACCGCAGCAGGTATTAAAAGCCATGCCGGGGATGCTGAATCTGGCATCGGCCGGCGACATTGACCTGGGCACAACAGCCGATATTGCGTCAAACATTCAAACCGCGATGGGGATCCCGGCGGAAAAAATGGACAGAGTGGCGGACGTGCTTACCGCGCTGTTCACACGGAACAACGTTGATATTCCGATGCTGGGCGAGTCATTGAAATATTCCGCCGGCGTCGGCCGCGAATATGGGCAAAGCCTGGAAACCGTTTCAGCCGCCACGGCGATCATGGGGAACGCGGGCATTCAAGGTAGCCAAGCTGGCACAGCAATGCGCGCTATTCTCAGCAGAATTGGCAACAGCCCCACCGTCAGAAAACTAGGCGTCGAAACCAAAGACAAAGACGGCAATATGCGCGACCTGGTCGATATTTTGAAAGATATCGACAAGAAGACGTCAAAAATGGGGAACGTCGATCGCGGTAAGATTTTCAAAGATATTGCCGGCATGTATGCGGTCACTGGATTTGGTGAATTAATGCGTGCGGTATCAGATGGCAAGCTGCAAAAAATGCGCGGCGCGCCGGGTGAGTACGATGGCGAAGCCGCGCGCGTCTCCGGCACCATGTTGGATAACATGAAAGGCGACATGACGATGCTACATGCCGCCCTGGAAAATATCAGCGTTGAACTGTTTGAAAAAAACGACGCTTGGTTACGAAAAACGGCCAAAGGCATCAGCAACGTTTTGCACGGCGTCGCTGAGTTTTTAAAAGCGCACCCCAACATAAGCGCCGCCATTGTTAAGATAGGGGCAGCAGCCGCTATTGCAACGACCGTTTTCGGTACGCTGGCGATCGCCGTAGTCGGGCTGCTCGGCCCGTTTGCCCTGCTCCGGTTCAGCACCCGCATGTTAGGTATTCGCCTGCTGCCTAACCTCTCACTCAGCATGCTGAAATTCGCCAGTACGACGCCTATCACTAAAAAGCAAGTCGGGAGCTTCAGTCGCTCATTACTTGAGGCAGGGAAAAGCGCGCTGACATTCTCTAAGCAAGGCTTAGGAAACGCCAGCCGCGCAGTAATGACATTCGCATCATCACCACTACAGACAGCCGCAAAAGTAATGAAAGGAGTTGGGCGTGTATTTACCTGGCTGGCAACCTCACCACTGAGATTCCTCCGCTTCGCCCTCGGCGGCTTGGCGAGTATGTTCGGCATTCTACTCAGCCCGCTGGGACTGATTGCGGCCGCGATCGTTGGCGCTGGCGTGCTGATTTACAAATACTGGAAGCCTATCAAGGCGTTTCTCAGCGGTGTTGTCGAGGGCTTCAAAAGCGCCGCAGCACCGATCAAGGACGCTTTTGCGCCATTGATGCCGGTATTCAACTGGATAGGCGACAAAGTTAAAGCGTTGTGGGGCTGGTTCACAGATTTGCTGACGCCGGTGAAATCGACAAAAGACAGTCTGGACAGCGCAGCAACGGCCGGTAAGACGTTCGGCGAATTTCTGGCAGCAGGCATTGAGATGGCACTAACCCCGCTGAAACTGCTGACGGACTCAATCAAGTGGGTGTTGGATAAGCTGGACGAAATCAAGGTACGGTCGGCAGAAACGCGCAAACTGGCGCAGGAAAACCCGGCCGTTGCCGATGCAGCCCGCCGCGCCGGCGTAACATTGACGCCGGCACCGCAAGGCAATTCCGCCGACGCAATCCGCCGGCGATATACCGGTGAACATGATAACGGCGGCCGTATCCCGCTGGGCAAATTCGGCATCGTCGGCGAGTACGGCCCGGAGATCGTCAGCGGGCCGGCAAACGTCACCAGCCGCCGAAACACCGCAACAATGGCCGCAATCGCCGCCCTGTTTATGAATGGAGCAACAGCAGCGGACGCCCCGCTACACCCGCACAGCCTGGCCGGGAACCAATACCGCTCCGCCGGTAGCGCATCATATCAGCGTACCAATGCGCCAATTGTCGAGATCTATGCGCCGATAACCATCAATCCGCAGCCAGGACAGAGCGCGTTGGATATCGCGCGGGAAGTCGCGAGGCAGTTGGATGCGAGAGAACGGCAAGCGCGCGCCAAAGTGAACAGCAGTTATAACGATTTTGAGTGAGGATGATCATTATGATGATGGCATTAGGCATGTTCGTGTTCATGCTGCAAACCGTTCCATACCAGGAATTCCAGCACCAAATGTCATGGCGACACCCGACAAACAGCCGCGTCGGGCTTCGACCGCAAAGCCAGTTTTTGGGGCCTGACGATGAAACGATCACATTGAGCGGCGTCCTATTGCCGGAACTGACCGGCGGCCGAGTGTCGCTAATGGCGATCCAGTTGATGGCGGAAACAGGCAAGGCGTGGTCGCTTATAGAAGGCAGTGGCGCGATTCATGGCATGTTCGTGATCGAGAGCCTGACCCGAAGCAAAACCGTTTTCTTTCAGGACGGATCCGCCAGGCGCATTGAGTTTACCATCACGTTGAAGCGAACGGATGAAGGGTTAAAAGATATGTTCGGCGATTTATCACAGCAATTTGAAGACCTCGCCACTCAGGTATCTGACACCGTCGGAGGGCTTTTATCATGAGCCTGCTCGACACCCTGGATAAGATCGGCGGCAGCAATACGCCGGCCTATACGTTGAAGATTGACGGCGTCGATATTACCGGGAAAGTGAACGAAAAACTGCTGAGCCTGACCCTAACCGATAACCGAGGCTTTGAGGCTGACCAGCTTGAGATCGAACTTGACGACAGCGACGGCAGCCTGATGCTACCCCGTCGCGGCGTCAGCATCGCCGTGGCTCTCGGCTGGAAAGATACCGGCACGATCGACAAAGGGTTGTTTGTGGTGGATGAAATCGGGCATTCCGGCGCGCCGGATAAGTTGACGATCACGGCACGCAGTGCTGATTTTCGACAAGCGTTAAACGTGCAGCGCGACAACTCCTATCACAAGAAAACCCTGGGCGATATCGTGAAAACCGTCGCCAGTCGCAACAAGCTAACGCCGGTCATCAATAAAAATATGGCTGATATCGCCATTCCTCACATCGACCAGACCAATGAGTCGGACGGGAGTTTCATCACCCGCATAGCGAAAGAAAATGGCGCAGTGGCCGCTGTTAAGAACGGTAATCTGCTGTTCTTCAAACAGGGGCAAAATCAGACTGTCAACGGCAAAATGATCCCTGAAATGCTAATCAATCGCCAGTCGGGCGACAGTCATCAATTCACGTTGACCGATCGCGGGGCATATACGGGCGTGGTGGCGAACTGGTTAAACACCCGAGCCGCGAAAAGCGAGCCGGTCAAGGTCAAGCGCCGCCGCAAGAAAAAGCCAATGGTTGAGGAAGAAAAACAGGGGGAATATTTAGTCGGCAGCGATGAAAACGTCCTGGTGTTACGCCATACATACGCGACAAAATACAACGCCCAGCGAGCGGCAAAGGCCAACTGGGAACGGATACAGCGCGGCGTCGCCACTTTTTCGATCCAGCTGGCGCGCGGCCGTGCAGAGCTTTACCCAGAGGCCCCCGTCACGGTCAAAGGCTTTAAGCGTGAGATCGACGAAGCAAAGTGGACGCTGGTCACAGTAACGCACAGTTTGAACGGCAGCGGGTTTACGACGTCTCTGGATCTTGAGGTCAAAATCGACGAGCTGGAAATGGAATGATGCAAACGGCCAGTAATCGTGCATAATTACCAGCAATACCGGCCTTAGTCGGGAGCATGACGGAGCCACCGCCATGATGCATTGTCCTGAATGCGGCCAAGCCGCACACACCAGATCATCAAGCTACATCACCAATACGACCAAAGAGCGCTACAACCAGTGCACAAACATCAATTGTGGGTGCACGTTCGTTAGCCATGAAACCTTTACCCGCGTCATTTCAAAACCGCATAACGTTAATCCGGTTCCCCCTCACCCACAAAGCGGCGGCCAGGCTTCGCTGATTTTTGGATAG